GCCCGTTCTAAATCACCGCCACCAAGGCCCCCGCGCGGAGAGGTGACGGAGTGGTCGAACGTGGCGGTCTCGAAAACCGTTGAGCCTGCAAGGGTTCCCAGGGTTCGAATCCCTGTCTCTCCGCCATTACTTCCCTTAACACTATGAAAAACCATAAGTTTTTCTAACTTCTGGGATACTACCCGCCATAATGCCCGCCAATCACAAATCGCCTTAAAGGGCCCTATTTGGGGTTTTTACAAGACGGATCTTGAAATACCTTCTTGTGAATATTCACAAAAGGGTTCCGATAGTGGCAAATATTGAAGAACGGGTTTTTGGAGCGGTAAAAGCCCGCTCTCCCGATGCTGAGAATTTGAAGATCGCTAGCGTCCAGTCAAAATTCTTGGACGGCTCACTCTATACTGTCTCATTCGATGGGGCGGACCAAGAGGACAACGTTAGGTCATATATAAATCGAGTATACGTCAAAGGTAAATCTATCGATGTATACGGATTCGACGATCAATTGCTTGCGATCGTGGGCGCGACGCATGGATCTGGGCTTCTGTCGAGCCTGTCCGAACCACGATTAATCGCTTCAGTCATAGCATTAATAATAACTGCACTGATCGGCATTGCTGTTTCCGTCGCCTTTTTTACGGAAACCGCGCCTATAATTCCGGACTTTTTATCAAGCGGATTTCTATTGATTCTCGGCTTTTATTTTGGAAAATTAACCAACTCATCAGGAACCGAATAGATGCTCAGGTAAAGAATACAGATTCGTCACCTTTTACCACGCGAGACCTACTGAATGTGCCGTCGCACCGCAATCTGCGCATGATGATCTTAGCCGATGAATACGATCGGGCGCAGAAACGGTGGGAATTCGCTCCCCACTGCAGAAGTAACGTTGAAGCCAACAACGTTACTACCGCAGCAGACCTTGGCATCCGCCGCGATTGGATTCTCAGGGTCGCAACCTAAGCAGTCAGGCGAAAGCGGACCCCAGTTGCGTGTCACATCCCCGCTCAAATTCATCTGCAGCAGCTGTAATAACCGCCGTACGACCACTTTGCACGATTTGCACGTACTTGCCGGGGAAGCGGACGGCATATCCCTCTGACGTCTGGATCAGGCTGCAGCCGGCAATTCTAAATGGCGTCCAAACCAGCTTAAAAGTCGCAAGTAGAATCAGGTCAGTGCCGATTTGCTTCGGCTCGGGCAGGATCTTCATTTCGAGGGCCAAAGGTTTGATAGGTCGACTCCGATCATGCTGCATTGTCGCCTTTCCCCCAGTTAATCAGGGTCAGCATCGCATTAACCTGTTCATCGGTCAGGCCGGCGGCCTTTGCATCGGCTGTGGCAGTAATCATAGCTCCGAAAGCACGCGACCTCGCACCAGCATCGAAAGCCTGTAGCGGCCGCATAACATCGATCATGATCGGGGTGCCCAGCTTGACTGTAGCCTCTTCGCCAATCAGCATAGCAAGCGGCTGCAAGGTCCACCCGGCAAGATGACGCTGCGCCTCGCGTACGAGCTGCCCAGTGGTACCCGGCGACATTAAAGCTGGAAGGACGCCAAACGCTGTCAGGATACTGTCCCGGGCCCCTTTCAGCGTCTCTGTGGTCATAGCCCGCGCCAAATCCGGTGATAGATCTGCCGACTTCCAATCCTGAGCCGGTGCCGGCCCACCTGCGGCTGTAACGTTTACAGACTCACGGATTAACACACGGCCCCGGTTGCCCCGAAAAGCACGTGCCAACTTGTCAGAGTCGACCTCTGGCATTTCAGGCATCGGCACAACTTGCGACCCAAGCGGCGCGTTTTCGAAAACCTCTGACAGTGCGACTTCAAGAGCGTTCAGCAATCCGGCGGTCAGTGGTGCCCGCTTCAAAGGGGCAGTTCCGCAATAGGGCGTCACCACATCGCACCCGTGCCGGAAATGTAGCACCTCTGCGGCCAATACGGTTTCAGCCTGCCCGCCGTTCGCTTCTGAAATTTGCACCCGATATGCCGTTGGCACACCGTCACGGGTTTTCAGATCCCAATCGGAGCATGCGACCAGTCCGGTTTCGCGGATGACAAAGACGGCTTCGCCTCGCAGGGCTAGCGCCCTCGCAGTCATTGCCAGCGACCGGCGGTCCAATAGTTCTGTTCCTGCCACGTCTGCTAGCGCCAGCCCCATTTCCCACATTGAGATGCAAGATTGTGCTGTAGCGGTCAATTCAGCGATGCCTTGGCGACCAGATAGGTATTGTTCGCGGGCCGCCATAATATCAGCAGTGTAGCCGCTAAAGCTTGAGCGGGTTTCGATCGCCTGTGATTTATCTTTGAATGGCCACATCGTCATACCCTCCGATAAGAGCGCAGCAGATCGGCTGCGCCCGAATTAATCAGGGCACGGCCAAGCCATGCCGCCGGTCGCTCAAATTCAAGTTCCTGACCCGGCGCGTCACTTGCTGGAGATCCCACTGGAATTGCCATGCGAGTTGCCGCGGCCATGTCGCCTAGGGGTACACGCGAATAGTCGAGCATCCGCCGGACAGCTTGTGCGACTGCGGGTGGTGTCGGGTACGTCACGACAGTTTCACCATTCACTTCGGAAACCACACCGATCGAGCCTACTGTTGCTGTGATCCGGAAAGGTCCACAGCTTCGAAACACAAAGCCATAAGGGCCGACTTCGAGCCCCGTTTCCATCCAAGCGCCGTCCTGCCAGATCTCAATTGTCTCGACTGTCGTGGGTGCCAGTGGTGGGGCCCACTCACCCTCACCTTCGACAGTCCAGACTACCTGCCGCGGTGAAAACCGATGCGCGGTGTAGGCTTCGATCCGAGACCAGATCGCAGCGATCAAATCGCGGGGTGGCTCTTGCCCGCGGAAATGCACTGTCAGATTTGCTGACGGGTAGGTTGCAGGTTCTGCCTCAAGTTGTCGCATTGTCGTCGCCATGATCATGCCCTCCAACGGTGCAAGGTTCGGTGGAGCCCCAAGGGTGGTGCTTCTGTTAAGGGCGAGTCGTCTAGCTTCCAGCTCCGCGCTTCGATCTGCGCATCCTTGTAAGCGGGGACGGTGACTGCGCTGATCTCGTAAAGTAATGCCTGCCTAACCGTCCGGATCAGAGCTGTGCCTTCAGATGGATCTTCGACTTCGACAGTCTCCGCATCCGCAACGGTCCGCTTGGGTGGAATGCGAAAGCCCGGTGAAAGTCCCATGATCAGGCCGGCGCGGAACCCACGTAAAAAATCTTGGACATAGCTGACCTGTTCCATCTCTTCGGAGATATCGGCTTCAATCAGCAGGGCTTCTGGAGTGTCCAAAAGCCTTAGCGTGCCGGCGGCGCGTGATGCCAAAGGCCGATCGTACGAATGACCGACCAGCATATGAATATCCGCCTCTGGATCGTTGACCCGAAATGCAAATGCACCCGGTGCTATGATTTCCTTTTTTGGTCTGCCGGTGCGGCCCCCATCTGAGAGGACCGCCCGTGCGCCATAGGGAAAGCGGGCATTAAGCGACATTGCGCCAGATGCTCGCTTGCGGAGTTCTAGCCCGCCGCTATGCCCGCCCCAGAGCATTATTCGACCAGCCCGGTCAGGATGCGGGTCTGGACGCCGCGCGGCACAGTGAAGTCAGCGGTTACCAACCCGGTCAACACTAGCGCGCCACTGCCAGCTTTCGTGTAGGGGTCGCGGATTAGGTCGACACCGCCGTAGAGCCCCAAATAGCCGGGTGCCACGCCTTGCACGTTCGCGGTCATGATCGCGCTGCCGGACGGGATGAACGTGCTAACTGACGGGGTGCCAACATGCTTTGTCAGGCGGTCCCATTCCGAGACCGCAGTGCCAGCAATAAGCGCCTCGTCCAGATCCGCCCAGATCGCAGGATCAAAAGCCAGATTGATTTGCGATGCCGCTGAAATCGCATTGGCTTGGAGGAAGGCAACAATCTCGGTCCGAAATTCAGCCCACGTAGCTAGGGCACCGACTGTCGTGGATGTGATGCCGTAGGCTGCCGCGCCCGGGATGATACCGAGCGGTTGACCAGCTGCACCGCTTCCATTGATCACAACCCGGTCCAGCTCGGCCCCGATGACCGCATTTAGGTCGCGGCGGATAGCTTGCTCAAGCCCGTCGCCTGCCTGCTTTAGACTTTTGCGGCTGATAATCATTTGGGCACCGCCAGTATGGTCTGGCGACAAGCTGCGCTCCGTGGTGGCAAACGGATTGGCCGCGCCCACGTTTGCCAGTTCCTCTGTCTGCCAGCCAAACACGGCGCCGGACGTGGCGACCGGGAAAGCTACAGAGCCGCTGGCAATATTGATCCGCTCCATGCCTAGAGCTGCAGCGACAGAGTTCGGAAAAATCCGGTCGATGATCGGACGCACCACCTTGGGCTCAGGGACGCCGCCAGAGATGGTTTCGCCTGCGCGGGTCTCAAGCGCAGCGTAGGGGATAGGGACACCCTGAAAGCCGCCCTGCGACCGCATTTCGTCCACGATCTCTTTTGTGGCACCATCCAATGCGCGGCCTTCGTCCAGGGCGAACGCGACCTGGCGCAGCTCAAATTTCCCGACCAGCTCGGCATAGTCGCGATCGGTGCGGGTTTCGAGATCAGCGCCGGCTTCCCGCCGTTCGGTGTCTTCAGCAATTAGCGCGGCACGGAATTGTGTTTCCTTTGCGCGATACTCAACGTCCAGTTCGCCCATCTTGCGCGTTTCGTCAGCTGACGGAGTTTCGATATTGGCTAGCTCGGCCAGCGACTGGCGGATCTCAGAGCGACGTAGTTCAAGTTTTTTCGAAGTAAGCATTTTCATTCCTCGGGCAGTGGCGTCATTTTATGCGCCACAAGGTCACGCCACGCTTTACGAGCGGGCGACAGTTCGGGGTGTCCAACTTCAATGCGCGTTTTCCGGCTGTGACAGGCACAGCAGAGAACCTGCAAGTTGCTCAAATAAAAAGATAAGTCAGGCCGGGCGCGAACCGGTTCAATATGATCGACCTCAAGTCGACGTTGCGCCCCGCAGCGGATGCATTGCCATCCATCGCGGTCGAGTGCCTGCATGCGCAGGGCTTTCCAGCGGGCAGTACGGGTTACCTTATCAGAATGCCGTTTATAGTCACGGCGCTTTGCACTTAGGCCCATGTCAGCCGCCCTCCGGATCGTGCCGGACGGGAAGTCATTCTGGCACCCTCAGCTACGGCGAGGATAGTTGCCGCGGCAGCGTCGATCCGACCTGTGGAGCGAGCTTTAGCAAGTTTTATATTATTAGCTGGGTCACGCAGGATCACTGCGTCAGCAAAAGCGCTCCGCAGCAGCAACGATGGAACAGTCAGGACCTTTCCATCATAGGCCATCCTCTGGAATCGAGAGGCGTCCTCTCCACCATCGCGATACCCTTGCCCTCGCCAGATCACTGGCGCGCGAATGCCAGCTTTATCGATTGCCTCACCAAATTCAGCCTGTTTGTATCGGTCAGCAGTGATTGCTGCGACAGGCTCGCCGTCGACATGCGCCATGACCTGTAACAGCCAAGAAGCCACTGGCACGGTTTGATCACCAAGTACCGAAAGCTCACCCCGGTCCTGCATTTGGCAGTACCGGTCGTTAACGCCATCATTTTGCCCGCGATCCAATAAAGACGGTCGTGACGGGAAGGTACCATGACATTCTAGCCGTCCGGTTTCTGGCCAGTAGAACGCCGCTGCTGTCATGCTAGCCGATCCGCCGAGGTCGATTCCGATGACCACCTGCCCAGCCCGGGCCGGTACCTCTGAGACTTCGCAGGCTAGCCATTCATCAGTTGTCAGAAGAACGTCCCTGCTTTCGCCGCTAACTCGCTCATTTCGGTTGTAGAGCCGAAACGCTGTCAACGTCGAACCTCCTCGCGCAATAGCTCGTTCTGCCTGACCTTGCAGCCATTCTATGCTGGACCCAATGCCATGAACGGCTCCGGGATTTGCCTCCTTGAGCGACTCCAAATCATCCGCAGGCAAACCCGGCGACGGGCGATGCTCCTGTCGATAAACGCCGGATTGTACATGATCCAGCCACACCGAAAACGGATGCGCGTCATCTGGTGCTGACGTTGAAATAATTAGCGCTCGGCCTGCCCGCTTTCCCAAGCCGGACAGCAGCGCTTGTTCCAGCGCGTCACCTTGATCCGCTTGCCAGTGTCCACGTTCGTCCATCAGAACTAGCGTTGGAGCAGATCCAAGAACTGATTTGCCATCGGCGGCGATCGCCCGGATGAAATGGCCACCGCCGTCGCCATCGTATTCGATTTCAAAGCGCGGACTGCGCCGGACAGTGAACAGCTTTTGTTCGTCGTCCGTTAAGGACCGCATGAAACCGACTACGAAGTCAAAGGCGATCCGCGCCTGATCTCGCGTCCGTGCCGCAATCAGGATTTCACGCCGGGGCTGCGCGTCCCACTTGCCCATGATAGCGCCCAACGCGATGCCAGCCGACAGAGCAGTCTTAGCATTGCCGCGACCAATCGACAGTATGGCCACGTTGATGCCATCCTCGAGCGCACCCTTGGTAAATTGCTTTTGAAACGGAGCCAGCTTCATAGCTTCCCCAGCCTTTGGACCCTCAGGAATTGTAAGAGTTTCAAGGAACTGAATTGCTTTTGTGGATACCTTCATGCGATGGGTCCATCATGAAAAAATACATTCTCGTGAATTTTCTCGCCACGCTTTTCATTCAAAGCGCCCTGCCCGCAAATGCCGCTCAGTTGTCGCTTGCGGAAAGCGAGGAAGTGCTTGTTCAAGGTGAATTGCTGGCGGTAGTCGGTAAATTTCAAGGCGCGCTCGTAGTCCGGAACGACGATAGAATTTACATGTGCGTCATAACGACAAGTCCAACGGCGCAAGAACCCACGACAGGAATTTTGTGTTTTGATAACGACCCATAGCTTTTCCAATGGCGCGTGTAGTTTGAATGCATAGCACAATCTCGGTGCTGCCAAGTTGCGTAGACCAGATCGTGGTGCGCCAACCAAACGCTTTTTGAATGAATGCAGCCTCAGCAGTTCGCCTAACTTCGGCACAGCCGGGATGCAGACGATTTCTTGAAAGCGGATTGCCGCGGCCCCGGTCTTCATGCGACGTTCCTGACAAATACCGGGGAGATTATTCTTGTGTTTAGACATTGTGTTTTGGCATTGCTCTTCTCATTTTCATCTTTCGCTAGTGCCGCTCCAGTACGACTGGTATGTGTAGCTACTGCCCCCGGCGAGACGTGGCGACGGAACGTGGTTTTTGATCTCGATGATTGGACGCTCAGCGTTGAAAATAAAGATTGGGAGCTGACTGCCGGCGACGATAGTGTTTTGGCCGCACAAGTTGTAAATTCGAATTGGCCGCATTCACTGTTGATTGATCGCGAAACTGGTGACCTGTCACTCGTTAGCATTGGAGGCTTCTGCCAAGATGATGCTTGCGCCAGTGTTTGGAACGGAGTGATTGTCCAAAAAGCGCGCTGCACAGTGCCTTTTTGATTGCACAGCGCGAACGCATAACCCAGCCCCCCGGCCCCCTGACCATTTGAAACGCTACGGGGGCTCCGTCGTGAAATCCGAGCGGCAATCACGCCTCGGCGATCAGTTATAGATTGCTGGTCAATTCGTTTCATTGCGTTTGTCTCTCTTACGTAGTGTCCACCTGCTAATTGGTGAGACCTTGAGCTAAGGGCATAGGAAGACAGTCCCCGGCAATATGCCCGAGCTGTCCCTAGCCCTCCGCGTGTAGTGCCTGCTAATCGGAGCCGACCTATCGCTTTGGACACCCAAGGTCTCTAAGACCCAGCCTCAGGTTCAACCGCTACTTGCGACACCGGGTAAGGTGCCGGACAGCGCGCTTCGGTCTTTCGGACTGCGCTTGGCTTGTGCTGTCGTCCCGTGGTAAGCCCGTCCCGTCTAGCGCCACCGTCTGCCCGTCCAAGAGCTTTACCCGTCCGCTAGATAGGCCCCGCGTATCCATGCGCGGGGTCATCTATTTTTAGTCTTCGATTTGAGAAAGTATTGGCCTGCGTAACATTATAAGAATGGCGCTGGGATCGGCCGTCAGGTGAAACCGAACCTTTGCAGTGCCCGCGGCGGTCGTGCCCAGCGGTTCAATACGTAGGATGCACAATTCCTGAAGCTCGCGAGTGGCTTTGTGAAATTGCATCACCGACATGCCAGCGCTCATCGCAGTCAGCGCCATATCCGAGCGGATGACGCCGCGTGCCTGATCAGCTCGGATAGAATGCAGTGCATTTCGGGCCAGCGGTGTCAGACAAGTGAGTATTAAGTGCATATCCATTGTCATGACGATGGCGATCCTGCAGTTTCCCACGCGATCAGATCAGCTAATCGCCATCGTGTCGTTCGTTGGGAAAGCTTCAAAGCGCGGGGGAATTGGTCATTTTCGCGATGCCAACGCCAAATAGTCAGTCGGCTGACGCCATATCTTTGTCCCACCTGCCGATCGGACAGATACAATGTACCACGAACCGGTGCGCCATATTCAATTTGATCATTGTTGTCGGATGCAAAGTCTAACGCTTTGATCTCTGGACGCATATCAACACCCGTCATTCTGGCGGGTTCGATAGAGCCCACCTGTTACAATTCAGGTGAGCACACTGCGCCCCCCCACTTAGTCTTGCGAAAATCTAGCTGCCTCGTGGGCTACTCAGATTTCCGTTCGATCCTTTGTGGAACGGGACGTCATTGTCCGTGGCCTCTTTAGTTACATAAGCCACGTTTTAGGTCAAGCCGGATAGCTCTTGCCGATGGCGACAACGTTGTCATCCTGCATTTGCAGCAGAAATGCGGCCCAACTATCCATCATCCGCCGGCGCTTTTCGATCATGTCGCCCCGGCGATAAGCTCTTTCGACCTCGGACCCGACCGAATGAGCCAAAGCTATCTCAGCCATTTCTCGCGGGTATTCCGTTCGCTCGGCGACCCAGTCCCTGAACGTGGATCGCATACCGTGGGGGACCGCAGGCCGACCTGACCGCCGGTCCATATAGCCCCCTTTCCGCGCATCGTTTACGCGCCTCATGCACGCCCCCAGCGCAGCGTCTGAAAGCATCCCTCCGCGTAAGGCAGGGAATACGAATTCAGAACCATCCATGCGGTCTAGACCTTCCAGTAGTGCGACGGCAGACTTAATAAGTGGTACCCTATGTTCGCTACGCGCTTTCATCCGCTCTGCAGGTATCGTCCATATTGCCGCCTTGAGATCGAACTCTGACCACTTGGCACCCCTGACCTCACCCGATCGCGCCACCGTCAACGCTAGAAATTCTAATGCCCGAGTGGCTGACCCGTCGCGTTTTTGGACGTCAGCGAACCAATCAGACGCGTCATCAAGCGCTAGGGCGGGGTGGTGAGTGACTGTCGCAATCTTGGTAGGCTTGGGAAGCACCGCATCGAGATTGCCTTTCCAGCGGGCCGGATTGTCGCCCGTTCGGTGTCCCGCCACTGCAGCCCAAGCCAAGACTGCCTCGATCCTTCCCCTCAGTCGTGAAGCTGTTTCGGTTTTTTCGGCCCAGATTGGCTGCAGGGTGCGCTGGATGTCCGCGACGCCAATATCACTAACTAGCATTTTGCCAATGTACGGGATCGCGTACGCGTCCAAGGTCGAGCGCCATTGTGCACCATGTTTCGGATTATCGAATTCGGTTAGCTTACCTTTGAGAAATTTTTCCATCGCCTTATCGAACGTCATACCCCTTGCCTGTGCAGCGGCCAAGGTCGCACGGCTTGCCTTGCGCTCTTCGACAGGGTCAATACCTTTCCAAAGCATGTCACGGGCTTGACGCGCCCTTTCTCTCGCGCCCGAAAGCGTCACATCGGGATACCCTCCAAGGCCCAAATGTCTGCGCTTGCCGCCGACCTGAAAACGAAGCACCCAGCTTTTTGAGCCACGGGGTGTAATCTGCATTTGCAGGCCATCGACCCCGCCTACTGCAACATTGTCGTTATTCGGACCGCCAGAGTGCGATAGGCGTCTGACCTCAAGAGCCGAAAGTTCGCGCGCTTTTATTGGCATTTTTCAAGTTCGATCCCACAGTTATTCACCATCCTCGGCGAAACCTATCCACCATCCCGGCAACCATAGAAAAAGTAACTATGCGTAACAAGGCGAAACGTTGCGGAACCGAGATAGAGACAAACCACCATAAAATATTAATAAATTGTAACGCTATGGAACAGTAAGGAACGGTAGACAATCTGCCTGTCTCTCCGCCACACCACCTTTATGATCGTCTTATTCGAGTCGCCTTGGGCGGCCCTTTTGCTTTGTTTACTGATGTGTGTGCGGTTTGAAGGTCGTTCTGGATTTCTTTCGATTGTGCTGAC